GCTTTCGATAACCCCGATATAGATCCCGCCGGCTATAAAGCGTTAGAAGATTTTAAAGTAGAGGCTAAAAAACGTGGGATAGAATTTTGGGCATTTAATTACGCAGATAGCGGTGCTAAAGATATTGGTGATATGAGCATGAATGCGGTAAGATGGGGAATTGATCACGCCGTTCACTGTGTAAAACTAGGGGGTATCTTAAAATGATTATTGGGTTAACCGGATACGCGCAATCAGGCAAAGACACTGTTGCTAAGGTTTTGGTAGAGCAGCACGGGTTTACAAGAGTTGCTTTTGCTGACAAAATTAGAGAGTTTCTTTACGAAACTAATCCCATGTATGACACCATTGCTTTTGAGCCACGTTTTGTTAAAGAGTGCGTAGATAAGGTTGGTTGGGAAGAAGCTAAACAAAACCCACAAATACGTCGTTTATTACAAACTTCAGGAGTTGCCGCCCGTAAGTTATTTGGGGATGACTTTTGGGTAAAGCAGTCTTTAGATGGTCTTGGTTTATTTGGGGCATCTAATTATGTTATTACTGACGTTCGTTTTGAAAACGAAGCTGAAGCCATTAAAAAGTATGACAACTCTCAATTGTGGAGAATCAAACGTAATGGAGTATCGGCCGTAAATGCGCACGTATCAGAGTCTCAAATGGATGGCTACCCAGTAGATCAAATCTTTACTAATAATGGGACTATTGCCGATTTAGAGGGACTTGTAAACTCTAGAATGCAAAACCTTTTGGTATGAGCTTTACAGGCACCTTATTGCCTTATCAGGTAGAGGCAGTAGAGGCTATGGTTTCTCGCAAGCGTATGCTTGTTGCCTATGACCTTGGGTTAGGTAAAACCGTCCTTACGATTGCTGCCTTGGAAGAACTTAAGGACTCCGGAGAGATAGTAGGGCCCGGTATAATAATCTGCCTATCTTCCCTGAAATATCAGTGGAAGCAACAGATTGAGAAATTTACAGATGGATCTGCAAACGTTGTGGTCATTGACGGAACGCCGTCAAAACGAGCACAACAATACACAGAGGCTCTCGACTGGGGGCATACACTCGTTGATTACGTCATTATTAACTACGAGCAAGTTGTTAACGACTGGGAGCTCGTTGAGCAGCTCAACAGATCCTTTGTTGTTTGCGACGAAGCAACCGCCATCAAATCCTTTAGATCAAAACGAGCTAAATACGTAAAGAAACTTAATAGTCCGGTTAAGTATGCTTTAACTGGCACCCCCGTAGAAAATGGTAAGCCAGAAGAGCTCTACAGTATTATGCAGTTTGTAGATCAAAAGGTATTAGGACGATTTGATCTTTTTGATAATACGTTTATTGTGCGTAATCGTTTTGGTGGCGTAGAGAGATACAGAAACTTACCCCTCCTTACTAAAACTTTAGGAAGTGCATCAGTACGTAAGAGACAATCAGATCCCGATGTAGCACCGTACTTACCAGAGTCTATTCACGCAGAACCAATCTTTGTTCCATTTGATCGTGCAGGTAAAAAATTGTACACACACATTGTTAGAGATCTTGTTATAAATCTTGATGATGCATTAGAGTCCTTTGGTTCTGGATTTGATATTTTTTCACATTATGGACAAAGCGATCAAGGCGGAATGATGGATGAGCTTCGAGGCTTGATTATGTCTAAGATGACTTGTTTACGCCTACTTTGCGATGATCCCCAGCTTTTACTAAAAAGTGCCGATAAGTTTGATAATGGAACAGTAATTGTTGACGGTAATACCTTGAACATTCCGGGTTTTTACGGAGGATCTGGGTATGCATCTGAGCTTAAAGCTCTGGGTTTATTAGATGGAATGAACTCTGGACCTAAATTAGAAGTATTAAAGCAATACATAAATGATTTCTTATCTCAATATGACGGAAACAAAGCCGTTATATTCTCCAGTTTTGTTGGTATGACTACGCTGTTACAACAATCTCTTCCATATGGATCTGTTGTGTACACGGGTCAGCTAAATGCAAAACAAAAAGAAGAAGCAAAGATAAAGTTTCAAACAGACCCTGAATGTAGACTCTTTATATCTTCCGACGCTGGGGGATATGGTGTAGACTTGCCACAGGCAAACTTGTTAGTGAACTATGATCTACCGTGGAATGCCGGGTTAGCGGTTCAACGTAATGGAAGAATTAAACGTGCTTCCAGCACTTGGGAGCGAATTGTTGTACAAGATATATTAATGGAGAACTCACTCGAGCAACGTCAACGAGAGATGTTGTTGCAAAAGTCTGCTATAGCAAATGCTGTAATAGACGGCGAGGGCATTAACGACCAGGGTGGGGTAAACCTTACCGTGGGAACATTGAGGGCGTTTCTACTAAACGCATAGGAGAGTAATGCCAAATTCACCGAAGACACCCACGCGCACTATTCGTGTCTCAAATGAGCTCTGGAACGCCGTAAAAGAGAAGGCTGCCGCTGATAAGCGCACAGTTACAGACGTGATTATCCAGGCTCTAAAACAATATTTGGAGCAGTAGACTAGGCCTAAGAGTCACCTGCCAGACAGCCCCCCGGATTTGACACCGGGGGGTTTTCTGTTAGTGTATGGCATACCAATCGGCACTAGAACTAAAGGAGCATAAAATGCCAAATATTGAGTCATCACCACGAAAGATTTCAAGTAATCCTCTTCTTGTAAAAGTCCGTGAGTACATTACTTATAAGAAAAAGATTGATGAGCTTTCTAAAGCACAATCTGAAGTTAAAAACGAATTAATGGAAGAAGTAGAAAACAATGGCGTAGAGGATGATAAAGGTCATCTATGGCTAGAACTTCCTGAAGAAGTAGATGGATATGTGTCTTTACAACGTCAACGCCGTGTATCACAAAAGCTTGATATGGATTCAGCGGTTGCTTTATTAGCAACAAAGGGGCTGGCAGATCGTTGCATTAAGACAATCCCCACAGTAGATGAAGATGAAGTTATGGCCTGTCTTTATGAGGGAAAGCTTTCTGAAAAAGACATTGACACTATGTTTCCTAAAACAGTTACCTGGGCATTTGTCCCAAGCAAGAAGTAACTATGTACGAACGCAAGGTGGGGCGCGTCTGGGTTCAGTGGGGATTTTTTACTAAAGCATTTTCTTTGGGCATTCATCTTTCTACCATACAGTGTTCTCTGGATTTGATTTTTTTCTGGATACAGGTAGAATTTCCTGCATCAAAGCGATGGCTAAGAAAGCGAGCGCAAAAAGATGTCTGATGATGTTATAGACGCTATGTTTGGAAACTTAGGTAAAACATATCCTGGGTCTAAGCAAGTGCGAAAGTCTTTAGCACATCCCATAAAGAAGAAAAAGGAAGACATAGATTCCTGGGAAGAAAATCCTCAGGTTAAAAAACTGCCTAGCGGCAAAGAGGTGGAGTTATTCAGTGCCGGAGCATTAGCTCTTGCCCTCGGGCGACCTCTCGTAACTGTACGTCTTTGGGAACGAAAGGGTTATATACCACGTGCACCTTATCGCCTAAAGTCAATTATTGTTGATGGGAAGAAGAAACCCGGGTGGCGTATGTACAGCCGTGATATGATTCTCTCAGTAATAAACAGTTTTCAATCTCGAGGACTTCTTGAAGCCCCCCGGATTGACTGGAATCGACACCCTGATCTATCGGTAGAAATACTGGAGAACTGGACTAAGATTCATACTCAAGAAACTAACTAATACCTATGGCTAATGGCTAAGAAAGGTGTCTTAAATGACTCCAGATACAACAGTTCGTCAAGTTCCAAATGTAGATAGCTACATTGGAAATTCACCAGTAGATCCAACACTTGATGTTGAAGAAGATCTATATATAGAAGATAGCGAAGAAGAATTTCCTGAGCGCTCTTCTGTAATTCAAACCGGTTGGGCAGCAGCTAAAAAAGCTGTAGCTGAATCAAGCCGTTCTTATACGAATGATTTTAAGTTCGAAGAAGACGTGCAACTTATTAAATTCCTATCATCCGAACCAATGGTCTTCTTCCAGCACTGGGTAGACCGCAAGGGTAAGAAATCCTTTATTGGTTGGGAAGGAGACCCACTAGCACGCGTTGGCAATAAGCCAGAGCGCAAGTTTGCTTTTAGCGTTGTAAACCTTTCAGATGAAACACCAACAATTCAGTTAATGACTGTTGGCATTCGTTTTTGTGGTCAACTAGAGAAGCTAAACTCAGACAAGAAGACTGGACCATTAGATCGTCCAGATCTTTACTGGGCCGTAAGCCGTTCAGGCACCGGCACAAAAACTTCATATTCAATCCTTCCTGTTAAAGAGCGAGATCTCTCAGAGGACTGGGAAATTGACCCAGTTCAAATGTCAGGCGTTATTTCTCAAATGAAGCCGCTAGGAGCAGACGCATTGCGCATGTCTACTACTGCTGAACTTGAAGAAATCGCACGAGAAATTCTGGCTGGCCAGTAATCGGGGCGTTGGGGGACTCTGTTCTTACCTCCTTTGTTCCAGAGTCCCCTAACTTAACAAGTGAGGGAAACATGAAGTTTATAACTAACATTGAAGATTTAAATGATCTTGTCGAGTATTACTCTGGACAAGACGCGTTTTGCTATGACGTAGAAACTATGGGCGACCACCGAGGTGACCCCCGTAGAAATATGGTTGTGTGGATTGCTATGGCAACCCATGGTCGAGTCGATGTGATTCCTATGGGCCACCCAAATGGTGAGTATCTAAGAACAGAGTTTCCTCTACTTCCTTCAGCAGTTGCAAAGGCTGAGCGTGGACAAGAGTTACGCCCACAGGATTACAGCAAAGACGAAAAGAAGGCTACTAAGATCTTTGACAAGCCCCCCGCTCAGCTAACTCCCGCTGAAGTGTTTTCTGCCCTTAAGCCTTTACTTAACAGTTCTAAGGTAAAGGTTGGGCATAACCTTAAATTTGATTTACAGAGTGTAACTAAATACAACAAAGGATTACCTGCCGCACCATACTTTTGCACCTTAAATGCAGCATTTATTCTTGATAACCGTAATCGCATCTCTTTAGGTCTAGATGACTGTTTAAAGCGTGAGTTTGGGTATGAGATGGTTAAAGGTGTCGGTAAAGAGATTGAGGCATACTCATATCAAGATGTCGGTACATATGCCGCGCTTGATGCTGAATGGACTTGGAACTTATACTTAAAATATAAAGATATGATTGTTGAGCAGGGATTAAGCCCCATCTTTAATTTAGAGATGGATGTACTTAATGTAATCTGCCACATGGAGTTGCGTGGAGCTGATATAGACGTGGATCAACTATCACAGTTAAAGATTGATTTAGAAAAACAGATTGAGGACACAAAAGGAAAGATCTTTGCATTAGCAAAGAGGGCTTTTAATATGAATTCAGTTCCGGAGAAACAAGAAATCCTGTTTACTCCTCGTAAAGATGGTGGACGAGGCCTTAAGCCAAAAACAATGACTCCCGCAGGTCAAAAGCGTATGGACACTGATTCAAATTACAAATCTACCTACAGAGACTACTCTGTATCAGAGCCTGCTCTTTCTGTGTTTAGAGGTAAAGATTCCTTGGTAGATCAGCTTCTCACTTATTCGGATTTAAATAAGCTTATGACTACCTATGTAATACCTTATCTTGGTGGAGATATCACGCGTACTCTTGCTGGTAAAACAAAGATTACAACAAAAGAGAGCCTTATGTACAAAGGACGGATTCACACAGACTTTGTACAGTATGGCGCAGATACCGGTAGATTTTCTAGCCGGAACCCAAATTTGCAGAATGTACCTGCCCCTCATACTGCAAACGGTAAAGCTATTAGAAACCTTTTCGTAGCTCCCGAAGGACATAAACTAGTAGTAGCGGACTACTCACAGATCGAACCTAGAGTTATTGCATCTTTTAGCAATGACCGGGTTATGGTTGATGCCTATAAGAATGGCGAGGACATTTACACAACTATCGGTAATACGATGGGTGTAGACCGAAAGGCAGGCAAAGTCCTGGTACTCGCCCTTGCTTATGGGGTGGGTCCAGACAAAATTGCGCGTGAGATTGGCTGTTCTCTTACAGAGGCTAGGGACTTATTAGATAACTTCGGTAAGAAGTTTCCCGCTATTGCTCGTTATAAGCGTCAAGTTATTAGCGATTGTAGGCGTCAAACACCAATACCTTATGTAACTACTCTACTAAAGCGTCGCCGTTATCTTCCCGATCTTCGTGCAAAAGACCAGTGGACCCGTGCCAAGGCAGAACGTCAAGCTTTTAATACTATGATTCAGGGATCCGCAGCAGATCTGATTAAGGTTGCTATGGTAAGGGCACAGGCAATGATTCCTGTAGAGTCAAGCCTTATTCTTACCGTACATGATGAACTTGTAACCATTACCCCAGACCATCTTGCTGAGGAAACTATGGAAGCAATTAGATCGGCTATGGAAGGCATTAATGTGCTGTCAATACCTTTGATTGCAGATGTTAAACTAGTGTCCCGTTGGGGAGAGGCAAAATAATGGGTTTGTTTAGTAGAAAGAAAAAGAGAAAGATTACGAAGATTATAGAGCTTCGTATGCCGATCTTAATTCGACAGATGATCTATGACTCTATCTTCGATGACCCAGAGCACATAGCAGACCATATGGGATTGCCACCTATCTCTAAAGAAGTTTCTGATATGGAAGACCAAGCTAGTGTTGAGCGCTTACGTGCCTTTGCCGCTTTAGTTCCCTTTTTAGAGTCACATGCAGATATCGCTGCAAGAATTGCTGCTACTGCTTATAACCTTGAATCTGTTGATGACGGTTTGTTAGATGGGGTAGACGAAGAAGAACACTTAGAAACAATAACAGCTTTGTTTAGACTTGTTTCTCTTTCTTCATCAGTTTCAGCTATTTCAACTCTTATGGATTTAGGACTACTAGATACGGAGGTACGGGTCGATGAGTAATGCAGATTGGTATGCAAGAAAGATGGGGTCACCAAAACCACAGCCTTCAGCGCCCCCATCATCCCCACCGGCACGTATTCAGTATGCGCCGCAACAACGTCAATCTCCAAATGTTCCAGTAACCTACGATCCTTCTGAAGATCAACTTGTTACTCGTGCGCAAAGCGCAAGAGAGTCTGAGATGTGTCCTGGGTGTATGTCTGGAAACTATTTTGCTCCATTAGGTACGCAGCGCAAACGTTGCTATGATTGTGGCTATCCAATAATTCAACAAGGTTCCGGACTATCTAGTTCAGGTACTGGAAATGGAACTGTAAAAGCTGCAAGACAAGTAGGCCAAGAAGGCGGATTTAACCCAACAACAATCGTAGATCGGATCGGCTAATGTCAAAGATTAATTCAGATGCTCTCAAAGTTATGGCAGTTATCAATAAAAAACTTGGCGCAGGTACAGTTGTGTTTGCTGATGCAGTAAATATTCCTGCGAGAATTACTACAGGGTCATTAACTTTAGATACAGTTTTAGGTGGCGGTTGGCCAATGAATCATTGGGTAGAGCTAGTAGGCGAAGCTTCGCATGGCAAAACAGCGCTAGCCCTTAAAACCATTGCAGCAAATCAATCTCGTAATGATGATTTTACTGCCGTGTGGATTGCTGCAGAGCAGTTTGATTCCGGCTATGCAGAGATGTGTGGTGTAGATACTACACGCGTTATTATTGTAGAGACTAATAGTATGGAGGATGCTTTTGAAGCGGTCATTCAATTTATGGAAAGTAAAGCTGTTGACATGGTTGTGGTTGATTCCCTTCCTGCCTTGGTTCCTAATGCTGAGGATGAGAAGGCTATGGATGAATTCACTGTGGGTCGTGGCGCACTTATTACCAATAAGTTCTTTAGAAAAGTATCGGGAGTTACAAAGCGATTGATGGATGGGTCAGAGCGCCCTATCCTTGGAATCATGATTAACCAGTACCGCATGAAGATTGGCGTTATGCATGGGGATCCTCGAACAACTCCGGGCGGACTCGGCAAGGACTATGCCTACTCTATTCGTTGTGAGGTCAAGCGTGATGAGTGGATTGACGTGGGGACAGGGGAAAATAAGCGACGTGTAGGGCAAACTATTCGTGTTCGAACCATTAAGAACAAGACTTTTCCACCCCAGCAGACGGCTTATATGGATTTTTACTTCTCTGAGGGCGGGGAAATAGATGCCGGAGCATATGACAGCGGTAAGGAGATCATTGCCATGTCCCTTCTCAACGGGGTGGTTGAACGTAGAGGCGGATGGCTGTATTATAATGAGCGTAAATGGCAAGGTTCTATCAACCTTCTCAACTCAATTCGTGAAGAAGTTGACCTTAAAGAGGCACTGACCGATGCGGTGATGGATTCACTCAAGCATGGTTCAGCAACTCGTATTGAGGTTGTCGATGAAGAGTGAGGGACAGAAGCAGTCTCTTAAGCACGAGAAGCGTTTAGAAAAAGCACTTGGTGGGCAGAGAAGCGCTGCATCCGGAGCTTTTTGGTCACGCAAAGGTGATGTTAGAACTGACGATTTATTGATTGAGCACAAGTGGACTGGAAAGAAAACTGTAACAATCAAGTCAGATGTTTTAAAGAAGATTACAAAAGAAGCTATTTTAGATAGCCGTACGCCAGTATTAGGGATTCATCTCGACGGTGAGAACTATGTTATTTTGGGAGAGGAGGACTTTCTTGAACTACGTAATTCAATTCGAGGTGAATAGTTGTACGAAAAAGACACAGTATCTTGGTCTTGGCGATATGAGGCTAAGTGCAAAGGTGAAGACACAGAAATGTTCTTTCCTCCCCGAGACAAAGCTTTATACAAGCCTATAGCAGATGCTGCAAAGGCTATTTGCTATGGACGGGATGGAAGACCCGCATGCCCAGTAAAAGATAAATGTTTAAAAGAAGCAATAAAAAACGATGAGCTTCACGGAATCTTTGGCGGTATGAGTCACAGAGAGCGCAATGCGCTTAAAAGGAAGTATACTAAACAAGGATTAACACTAGACCAATGGCTGGCCAAAAACAAGGAGTTTTAAATTGAGAGAAAAAGCAGTATCTAGTATCAAGTTAAAGAATTACTTAGAAACTAAAAAGAGAGATACTCGCTTGATGGGCGAAATTGAGCGCCACATTCTATCAAAACCTTTTGAAGAGCGCAGTCAGACTGTTCTACATCCTTCTGATATTATTAAACCCGAGTGGTGCGCTCTCGCAGCCTATCATGCTCTTAATGGTAATTACATAGAGACTCGAGAGCGGCCCACTCTTCGCCTTCAGTCTATTTTTGACACAGGGCACGGGGCTCATGCAAAGTGGCAGGGCTATCTCCGTGAGATGGGTGTTTTATTTGGTAAGTGGCACAACCATCGCACGGGGGACTACACCTGGGCTACTTCTAAAGATCTCCGGGGCATAGCTTTACGCGATCTTGAGTATGAAGAAGTGCCCTTGTACAGCGCTAAACACCGTATGTCAGGGCATTCTGATGGTTGGGTTAAAGGTTTAGGGGAATATTTTTTAATTGAAATTAAAACAATTGGTGCCGGAACTATACGCATAGAGGCTCCGGGATTATTTGGTGGGAGTAATGATCTAGATACAGCTTGGAGAAACATACGCCAGCCTTTTAGAACTCATCAACTTCAAGGACAGGTTTACCTGCATTTGTGCCACATCATGGCTGAAGAAGGTACTTTACCCTCAGCACCTAATGAGATAGTCTTTATGTACGAACTTAAATCTAATCAAGACTATAAAGAGTTTTCCGTAACGTATGATCCAGAGTTCTCAAAGCCTTACTTTGAAGCGGCCTTAGATGTAGTGTGGGCTGTAGAGAACGAGCGCCCACCAGTTTGCACCATTGATGCTGTGCTAGGATGTGCTCGTTGCAAACCATTTAGGGGGGAAGATGCTAATGACATCAAGTAAGGTTGGGTTAAGCCAAGAAGCAATCGCAACGCTTTCAGAAGGCGGGTTTAGTTTACCTAAAAAACCTAACTATGAGATTCCAAGTTTACCAAGAGATATAACTGAGCTAGACGACCCGGCACTTATGGATCTATTTGTTCAGCTTACTCAATGGAATGACCACGCATCAGGATTATTTGCTGTTTCTGTCATAGATGAGAGAGAGGCGCAACGCGCATTAGATAATGCAGAGGCTACCGCAATCCTTAGTAACTGGACCGGAGCAAAAGGAACAACCGTCACCCTAGTTAAAGCCACTATTGCAGCCTCTCCCGAAATACAAAAGCTTTCAAAAGAGTTAGATACTAAGTATGCTTTTCGTAAGCTTATAGAGGCACGTATGGAGAATGTAGAGCGAGATGCTGCGCTTGTATCTCGTGAACTTACTCGTCGCACTTCTGATGGGGGAATGCGCTCTCGTCAACGTAAATTTACAACATGAAATCAAAAACTTTGGTATTTGATGGCGGAATAAAAGATAACGAAAAGGTTTACTTAGGTATTGACCAGTCTCTGACCCATTACGGGGTTACTGTTATTAGCGAAGACGGTCTGCGGTACAAGACTTGGGTTTACTCATCCCCATTACGTGGAGTGGATCGATTAAGAGATATAGCTTTGTTTCTTGGAGAAAATATCTTAGAGGTGTATGTGATACTCGACTCAGCTATGGAAGGTTACGCTTATTCTTCCACGATGGCTCATATGGCAGGTGAAGTAGGGGCAATGACTAAAATGGAGATCGCTTGTTTTTGCTATTACGGCAAGGCAAAGTATCCGCTAATAGTTTCCCCATCAATGGTTAAAAAATATATAACTGGCAAAGGTACAGGAATCAACAAAAACCAGATTCTTTTAAACGTTTTTAAAAAATGGGGTATAGAGTTTACAGATGATAACGCTGCAGATTCTTACGGATTGGCTAGAATAGCCTCAGGTAGAGCAGATAATGCCTATGAAAAAGAGATTATCAAAAAATTAGAAGACCCCAAGTTTCGGGAAGGGCAGTACGATGGAAAGTAAAAAACGTAGTATTTTCAAGGCACTGTCCTGGCATAGTGTTCATATCGTTATGGTTTCAAGTATTGGTTTTGTTGTTACTGGCAGTATCAAGGTGGCAGCAATCCTAGTATCAGCTGAGATGTTCTTTG